GGTTACTTAGAGTTACAACAGAAAGTGCTTTTGACAGATGGGCTAATTCAACTGCTGTTGAAAAGTTTTTCAATACAGATATTGAACTATGTAATTATTTACATGAACATCAGTTAGATATTTATAAGGATTTAGTTGGATATCTTTCAAGAGAATATGATGATATAGCAGAGGAATATTAGTCAGAATATATAACTTTGAAAGGAGCATACAAATATTATGGAACAGATTCAGGAAAATGAACAGTGGAAATTGAATGGCAACTGTAAAAAATGTAGAAGAAATAATTATTGTTCAAAACCATGTACTCGTCATAATAGACGAATAAGAGCAGAATTTAAAGGTCTTGTTGCAGATACAATGAATAAAATGACAGGTGGTGTAATGAGAGAAGCTATTGATAAGACAGTAAATGGAATTTGGTAAATTAGAAGAGGTATTATATGAGTCAATGTATTAGAAATAAGTCATGTGAGATTTGCGGAAGAATAGAAGTTGGGTTAGTAGAAATGAGTGTAGGAAAAACTAAACATTATCTATGTTATTCATGTATGGCAAATTTCGCATCGGACGTTCTTGATTACGCAAGAATGAATTTGACAGAGAAAGTCAATGAATATGGAAATACATATTTTATAGACAAAGAACAGAAACCACAGTAAAACTTCGTTTCCTTTGGATTATAAACGGAGAATATAACAGTAGAAACAATTAACAAAAAATAAATATAAGAAAGAAGAGGTACAAAATATGGATGGATTTATGATGTTTAAAAAGGCTTTACAGAAGCACTTCGATGAAATGCAGAAAGAGGCAACACATTTATTTGAGGTAAATGTAGATAAGGATGAATTATGGAATACATATCTTGATAGCTTCCCTGCTGGTACAAATGAGATTTTCAGAGAGCGTAGAGAACATGATTGTAGTTGTTGCAGACAGTTTATTAAGAATATTGGTTCTGCTGTCACTATCAAGGATAACCAGATTCATACGATTTGGGAACTGAATCTTGGTGATACAACATATCAGCCAGTATGTGATGCACTTGATGCCTTTGTAAAAGCTCATACAGTTACCGATATTTATACAACTAAATTCCCTAAGATTGGCACAGATTTTAACTTTGAAGAAATTAATGGAAAGTCTCATCAGTGGGATCATTTCTTCTTAGAGCTTCCAAGCAAGTTCGTAAATAGAAGTAGTCGTTCTAATGAGGAAGTTAAAGGACAGTTCAGAGATACAAGAAATGTATTTAAGCGTTCTCTCGATGAAATTACTATGGATGCACTTGATACAATTCTTGAACTTATCAACTCAAATACACTTTACAAGGGCGAAGAGTGGAAAGGCGTACTCACAGAGTTCAAGAAGTATAAGAAGGAATACGATAAGCTGACTTCTGATACTGAAAAGGATTTATATGCTTGGGAGAAGTCGGTAACAGCAGGTATGGCTATCGGAAGAATTAGAAATCATTCTATCGGAACACTTCTTATTAATGTAAGTGAGGATATGGATCTTGACACGGCAGTTAAGAAATATGAACAGATTGTCGCTCCAAGCAATTATAAGCGTCCAAAGGCTATTTTTACAAAGAAGATGCTTGAGGATGCAAAGAAGACCATTACAGAACTTGGATATATGGATTCATTACAGAGAAGATTTGCTAATCTGAATGATATTACTGTAAATAATGTACTATTCTCAAATAAAAGTGCTGCAAGAAGAATAGTTGGCGCAGATGATATTTTTGGTCAGATGGAAAAAGATGTTGCTGTAAGTCCTAAGAAGTTTTCTAAGGTTGAGGAGATTTCAGCACAGGATTTCATTGATAAGGTACTTCCAACTGCAAAGGAGATTGAAGCTTTTGTAGAGAATAAACA